TTGCTGCCGCTCGCGTGATGCTCACCGTCCGGCTTGCAATCCGGGTCCCGTTTCTGTCATACAACTCAATGCCCGTCACTGTAATGTTGCCGCTTACAGTGTGGTCAATGGTAAATGTGACTTCCACGCGCCCATCAGAGAGGATTTCTGCCGACTGAATATCTGCCTGATACCATGAGCTACCTACCTTATACCGCGCATAGGAAACGTCGTCTTTCACGCGCTTTCGCTCCTTTGCAAGATAGGCGCTGTCATAGGTCAGTATATCTGCCATGTTCCAACTTCCTCCTTTCAAAATTCATCCTGCCCGCACAGTTTGTAGGCGATGGTCATATATGTATCTTCCGCCTGCGCGGACTGGATGTTGTCATTTGTGATTCCGAGTATGTTTTCCTGCGGCACTGTGCCGGTTACGGGATAGGCGATTTTATACGGCACAGAGTCGCCGGATGCCGCCGCGTCCGCTCCGTCGATTACTCCGAGCGTCGCTTCCTGCGGATGCGTACCGGCAACCATTTCCTCCGCCGTCATGGGATAGCCGTACTTATATCCGGCAGATTCCGCCTCGGCTCCAATCTGCCCTTCTCCAATCGCGCCGAGCGTGCTCACTTCCGGTCTTGTACCGGCAAGCGGATAGGGGAAAGAATAGCCCTCTGTGCGTCCGTCAGCGCCCATTCTGGCGCTTTCGTCGATTAAGCCTATATGATTCTCCTGCGGCCACCTTCCGGCCCAATTTTCCGCGCCTGTGAGCGGATAAACGAACCTTGCGGCGACTTCTCCCTCTGCCATGATGCCGATATACGACCGGCTTCCGATGGCAAGCGCATCCAGGACAGACCGGACGTTCTTTGCCTTGTCGATTGCCTTTCTCGCCCAGGCTTCATTTTCTGGATTCCACTCACCGTCCACCATGACGCGGAAGTGATAAGGCTCCCCGTTATACACCCAGCTTTCCTCAACCTCGATGCTGTCAAAGTAGCTGCCGATGTAGTTGTAAATGGCCTGCGGTGTGCCGTACAGCCGGTAATATGGGATCGCGTTTATGATCCACTGCCGCTTTGTCTCCACGTCTGCGTTATAGTCATAAAGACAATTCGTCTCCCAGGCTAATTCGTCAAGCCGCCATTCCGGCATAGATTCATAGTCTGTAATCAGGCTCACGCTGTCGCTGATTTTGTCATTCATAAACTGCAAGGCGGCTTCTATCGCTTTCGCGATGGCGTAGCCGTTCTTGTCGTTCATGATAAAACGCGGCACCCAGTCTTTCGCTTCAAAGGTAAACAACGCGCCACCTCCTTACAGACTGGCGGCAGTCAGGGTGATCGTTCCTTTGCACCTTGCATTCGCCGCAATCTCAGTATATGTGACCGCGCCGCCGTCCCCGAACTCGCTGCCGCCGATCCACGAGACACGGGTACACCCGGACTGGTAGAGCATTGCCATAAGCCGGTCAGGGTTAAACGCCCGCCCTATGGTATTGTCCTGCCATGTCTGGTACTCTGTCACCGCGTTGCCTATCGCCGTAACCGTGCCGCTTGAATTGTCGCACTCATACTGCACGTTCAGCGTATAGGGAATGTCGGTTGCTTCGTAGACCGCCACATTGTCGGTCAGCGGCCGCACATTCTCCGCAGAAAGCGCCGCAAGAACCGCCGCCATGATCGCCGCCTTGCCGGTTTCCTCCGCGAATATCAGGTAGATTCCGACATTGCCGCCGCCCATATTCAGCGCCTTTGCATCCACTATCTCACTGCTCACGGCTTCCGCCGCCGATTCGTACTGCTGATAAGGTCCCGTGGAAACAGACGCAAGGCCATATTCCCGGATGCGTTCGCGGTATGTCTCGTCGTCTTCTTCTTCGTTGCCGCCGCTTGCGTCCGTCGCAACAACTATGCTTCTTACGCCCTCATTTGTGATGGATAAAACCATTTCCTGCCCCGCTGTCAGGCTGTTCCCGTCGTTCCCGCTTTCCGTGCATTCCACCTGCACCGTTGCCGTCTGCTGATATCCGGTCAGTGTAAAATCTTCCACAAGGGCAAAGAATACCTGCCCGTCCGCCGTCATGGTTTCCCCGGCTTCCAGCACGTCAGATTTCCCGGTCGCGTTCGTGGTGATCGTGACCGTCGCGGTTGCGGCAGATGCTTCAATCCTCGCGCAGCTCCGCAGCTCCCCGATAACATCCAGATACGGTCCTACTGCATAACGAAGCGTCGCCATGCGCAAGGCATTGTCAACGCCCGCGAAAATCTGCACGATATCCGCCTGCACACTCCGCAGAAGCATTTCTTTTTCGTCGCCCGGATAGAGGATGTCCCCGCCCGCTTCCACGTAATTTTCTATCATCTGATCCCATATCTCGTCGGGGTCATAGGTCAGATAATGAAGTTCTGTATTATCCACTTATCCGCCCTCCTATTCGTCTTCTTCCGTTTCTGCTTCCGCTATCGTCACGTCGATAATGCACTTGATATACACGCTCCCGTCCGGCAAAAGCGTCGCTTCCGCGTCCACCACCTCCACGTCCGGCTCCCACTCCATCACGCGGTCAAGCTCCGGCAAAAGCTCCGTCTGCATTTCCGGTATCGGCAGGTCAAACGTGTCCGGGTCAAAGCCCCGGTATCTGTCATACGGAACCTCGCCCATGCGGCACATGAGAAGGTTTTTTGCGTTCTGCACCGTCCGCAGAATAATGTCCTGTGTCTGAAAGTTGATGGGGGCGGCCACATTGTCGATCTGGTATTTTGCCATGTGCCACCTCCTACTTTGTCGCCATGTAGCGTGTTCCGCCACCGCCATACTTCTTTGCTGCGGTTGCCCGTTTCGCCTGCTGCACGAATTTTTTGATCGTTGCATTCGCCGTTTTAGTGGCTTTTTTGACATAATTCTTTACAGTGTTTGCCGCTTTCTGAAAAAAGCTCGTCTTCTTTGTTGTAGTCGGGGAAGTATTGCGCACAGATGTCTTGTTGCTTCCGCCGCTGCTTCCCGATCTGCTGCTTGATCCGCTGGATTTTTTAGAAGACGAACTGGAAGAACCGCTTGAACTGCCGCCCTTGCTGCACTGCTTCATGGTGACCATCACTTCCGCGCCCGTCCATTTTCCACCTTGGGTTATGGTCGGCTCTTTCACGGTCGCTTCTGTCAGCATGAGCTTGCACGAGACAAGCTTTTTG